TCATTTCTTTAGTTCCTCTATAAGTGCATCGGCAAATTTTATAGCTTCCCTTGCTGAATCTTGTAGTGACTTAAATTCAAATCCTGATTCAGAATCATCTGCTCTTTCTGCGTTTCCGTCATCGAGGTATATTGCAGCAAGCATTTCCTTTGCAATCTCATAACGTCGCTGCTCCCAATCAATTTTTATATTTTGGTTTGCTTTCATATTTTTTACGCTACTTTCTTTATTAGGTTAATATTCTTGTTTACCAACTCTATTATTTCGTTGTGCATCGGTGTAATGCTGTTACATACGCCACGGCTCTGCACAATAGTGAAAGTCCTTAGGCTCAGCTCTATGGTCTCTATTCGGTGTCCTTCTTTGTCCTTTGCAGACAGAATCAGGCTTTCTTCTTTCTTGTAATAGCCACATGCATATACACAGTGGTGCATAGCCTCTCCTTCCTCGACCATTTCCGCAACGGACCGTATGACAGTTATAACGATGTCTTCGTTGCCGAAGCATATACCGAAGAAACGGCCTTTTTCCTGTGCGTAGGTCTTTTCCCATCCCAAGGCTTCCCTCATTCTGTCAATCTCCCTTTGTCTGGCTTCCTCGCGGTTCATTCTTTTTAGAAGCTTGTCATGTTCCTTCTTCAGATTGGCCGGACATACATATTTCGCATTGTGCGTGTCCATATTGAAATGCAGTAGCATTTGTATGTAGTCAATCCACATCGAAGCATCTTTCACCCTGTAGGCGTTTCTGTTGCAGATGTTTATTGAAGGTTTCACGTCCTGTGGTATGCCTCTTATGCTCTTCGCATAAAGCAGATTATACTGCTTTGTCTTGATAAGCATTTCGGCTTCGTTGTCTGTCAGCAATATAACGGCAAGTCTGTTTACTGATATTCCTTTGCAGCGGAATGTAAAACCGTTTCTCTTTAACTTTGGGATAAGTCCTCGGACCGGATAAATAAATTCAGAGCAGATATCATATTTGTCAGGACTATATGAGTATCTCCCGTTTCCTTTGTCCTTTATGCTCATGGGCTTGCAGAAGTCCCAGGCATCATACACCCAGGCCATAGGCTTGCATGATCTTGCCATGATATATTCCTTCCCATCCTCTGATATCCAGTTCTGTACCGCTTCGTTTATGCTGAAGTATGGTTCATATCCTTTGGATATGTTTCCAGACATCTTGTACATCTGTCTTTCGATTATAAAGTGACGAAAGACCTGAAATCCCCTGTATGTTGTCACTATCGTGAAGTACCAACGCTCGATAGATTTGCGTTTCCTGCTGTTTTTAAGCTTTAAATGTGTTCCACAATGCGGACATACAGTTTCGTCTCCTACGAGGTCCATACCGAGTGGAGAAACTGTTTTTTCGTGAACCGTTCCACAGTTCATGCGCCATACTTCGCCCTTGTTGTAGTAACCGATTTTCTCAAAACAGGTATCTTTAGCCCATTGTTTCTGTTTTTCAGTAATGGTTGGCAGCTTTGCACTAAGTTCGGCCACCAACCGTTCTGTTTTGTTACGTGGTTTCATAATCTTAAAAGTCGAATAGTGATTGCTCTGCGTGTTTACTTCTTTCTCTCTCAGCCTTTCTGCGTTCTGCAAGTTTCTTTGCCTTTTCTTCATCAGCTTCACGCATACGGTAGATGCACTGTTGTTGGTATGCCTTGACAGCCTGCTCGTGGGCTTTTGCTTTGTCTTCTTCCGAAAGTTCCACTGCTGATGCTGAAGTGTTCACATGTGTTCCTTTGGGCAGCTTGTTTATCATTATGTCATCTTCGTCGTAGTAGTGGACTGCCAGCCCGAATACTTCAGCGTCAGTCATGTAAACAGCATTACCACGCTTATGTGCTTCTCCAATGACATAATCGAAGCATTCGTCTATATTTTTGTTAGCTTTCGCATAACTCTGTGCAAATTGTTCGTCATTTTTAGCCCGTTCGTCCAGATAAGCCTTAATGGCATCTTTGACATGATTTTGTTCTTTGCTCATATTTTGGTATTAGTGATTTTGACTAAGTTTGAGGAAATTTTCTCAAAATTTCCTCTAATTACCGCAATTTTCTTCATTGCTTATTGCTTTTATGGTTTAACTCGTCCGCCTTATCACGTGCGTATATCCATGTGTTAGTGTCGCTCATGACATTAAGAACTGCCTTCAGACCTGTTTCTACAGACTTATCCTCCGCAATATTCACATCGTCCGTCAGTTTATCCTCAACAAGTATGCGTGCTATATTACGCAAGCAATACTCAAGTGCAGAACAGGACATAGACGAGAGGCATGAAGATACAGTCTGTCTGCCTTTACCCTTCATAACAATTGTAAAGTTTGTAAACTTTGCGGAACGTCTCTTTACATATTCAACGGCCTCGCTGGCAAGCGACTGAGCAACAAGGATGGCTGCGCATACGTTTATATCCGGAACGTCGTATCGTCCTAAAGCATTTGCCAAGGCGATGCGTAACTTCTCTGTATAAGGCTGCACTTTTTCGTAGGCTGCATTGCCAAAGTCTGCCACCCACGCCTTGTCGCAATCGTGAGCCAATAACTCACCGATTGCAAGGGTTAGCTTCCGTATCTCGCCCATACTCGCTTTTGTACCAGTCATGCGATTAATATATTTTCTTATCTGTCTGTCATCGTATAACTCCGGCAAACGCTCTTGCATCATATCCATTGCGTCAGTGGCGTGTATTATTGTTATATAGGCCAACGCAGCAGAGCCGAATACAGAGCCTGTATATTCGTCTCGTGAACGCTCCACCGAAGGCAGTGCGCCACGCATAAGATATGCGTTTGGTTTGATTGTGTCATTCATTTGTTCCTGATTTGTATATATCCAAGTTTTTCAACTTCCTGTAATTCCTTATATTGAACTTCGTTAATTTCGACGGCATTTTCACCATTTACTGTCATTCCCTGGCAAATATTATAGCGCTTCCGGATACGATCAATAATATGGGTATCTTTGGTTTTCCAGTAGATAGTCGTCTTCATACTCTTTGCCCCCATTTTAAAGCTTCAAGTAGCATATAATACAGCTGTTTCTTTTCTTCTATCGTGCAGAAATCAAAGCTGTCTACATACTCTAAGGCATTAAACTTTATCATTTTCATATCTGTAATTCTTGTTTATTTTCTAAGGCTAACACCACTGAAAAGAATGGTTTTTGTTATCGCTCTCAGTCTGTCAATGGTTCTTTCTCCGTATTTCTCTTTCAGTTCATCTATTGTGAGGTTTGTAGTGAGAATAAGAAGCTTTCCTTTCTTTTCGGCCTCGTCAGCCAGTTCAGCGAAGGCCAGTCTTTTCTCGCCGTATTTGATACTTAGATTTTCTGTTCCGATGTCATCAACATAGATGATATGCTTCTTTTTTACTTCGTCAAGATTGGCGTTCATCTGCTGTGCATCGTAGCAGCTTACCACTTTACGGCAGTAATGATTAAGTAGCAATGGTATAATCTTACCACAAATAAGCGTTTTTCCCCTTCCACAGTTGCCGAAACACAGAAGTCCGCGGCCATTGTTGCCTGTCAACCAGTTTACGACTTCATTATATTCAGGGAGCCATTGGCCCTTATCTTGGGTGAAATATTTGATACCGGACCAAAGTATTCTTTTCGCTTCAGGAATGTGAATGTTCACGGTATTAGGTACAGGGGAGAAACCGGTATCTTTGAGCCTGTCTATTGTTTGTTGAAAATTAATATGTTCCATATTACCAGCCTTTAGTGTATTTTTCAGGTGAGTTGTCTTTGAGTACTATGCCGGCTTCAGGCTTTAATGGCATCCGTTCACGGTTCGCCCATGTCACAAGCCTTTTCGGTAGTTCCCAAGTCTTTTCAAGTTCATATCGCATCTTGGTTCCTGATTTGTTCAGCTCACTCCAGTAGTCGAAGAAAGCCCTGATCATTTCTTTTGGGTATTTACCTACATAAGGAACCAGGGACAAATAGAAAGAATCTTTACGTGAGAGAGTAGCGGCCTTAGCCGCGTCCTTCTTTACTACTACGCCAGTAGTAGTTTCTTTAATATTATTTTTTCCTTTTATTTGCTTTGTGTCACCCGTGTGTCGTTTTTCGGCCTTTTGAGGGGGTTGTGTCACTTGGTGTGTCAATAGCTGTGTCGTTAGCTGTGTCACTTGTGAACGTAACTCATTGATTTCTTGTAAGATAGTTGTGTCATTACTTGTGTCATTTGCTGTGTCACTAACTGTGTCAGAAGGCATCCCATTGTAATCATTATATTTCACCAAAGTTATCACATTCATACCTTGTTTCTGTGACAAGGTTATCATGTTTTCTCTTTTCAGATAAGCTAGGAAAGTTCTTACTTTTCTTTCTGTCCAACGCCAACGTTTTGATAAAAATCTTATAGATGCAGGATATTGTCCTCTTGTATAAGAGACTTCTCGACCTCCGATACTCTCCATACGGGGCGTTGCCTCAAATCGTGCTGACTGTATAAGGTCAAGCCACGCTTCGCAACTGCTAAAAGTCCGGGCTTCATTCCACAGATCATTCGAGAAGAACTTGCGGCTTAGTTTTATATATCCTTCCATAATATTAGAATCTTACGTTGGTCAGCTGTCTATTGTTGGAGAATACGGCCCATTTACCATTGCCTCCGTTTACAAGGCGTAAATCCTTGACTTCACCGAAGCGTTTGATGTTGCCACAGAGATCAACAATCCATCCGGCTTCCTTGGTAGGGTGGGGGCGGATGGCGCGGCCCACTATCTGATACCAGAGAGCCAGAGACATCGTTGGACGGGCCATAACGATGGTGTCAAGTTCAGGATAGTCGAATCCTGTGGTAAGTACGCCGACATTGGCGACGACGGGTATCTCTCCGGCCTTAAATTCTTCAAGGATGCGCTCGCGTTCTTTCTTTGGCGTGTCTCCAGAAACGATAGCAGTGCCAGGTATAGACTGCGTAAGTCTTTGCGCCTCTTTTAAGAATCTAGTGAAAACGAGTATGCCTTTACGCTTGCCGCCAACTTTCGGATTCATAAGCCTACGGACGATGCTTACCAAAAATCCATAGAAGTCAATACGCTCATATTCTTTTACTACTGATTTGTCCGTATAGTCGGCACCTGTCGTATTTACTTTTAGGTTAAGCTCATTCCAGCCCAAAGGGTTCATGGCGTAATAATTAAGCTTTGAAAGGTAGCCCATATCCAATAGGGTGGAGATTTGCACCTGATAGATGACTTCCGAGAATACACATGGGCGTGTTCGTGTGATGAACTTCAGCATCGATCCGAAGTCACGGCTTGACGATAAACGGTATGGTGTTGCTGTCAGTCCAAGAACCTTACACTGCAGCATGGTAAGAAAATCTTTGTACATACCTTCTTTTGGATTGACAAGGTGGCACTCGTCTATGATAATGTTCCTGAAATGTTGGAACAGTTCAGGATGATTTTTAACGCTGCCAATGGTGGCGAACGTTATCCTTGAAATATCCTTACGTCCAAATGACGCAGAGTATACAGAGCAGTCAAGGATACCATAAGAACAAAGTTTCAGATAGTTCTGCTCGAGTATCTCCTTCGAAGGCTGGAATACAAGCGTGTGCCCTTCAAGGCGGCTGGCGATATCGGCTATCACCAGGCTTTTGCCAGCTCCAGTCGGTAATACCATGATGGCATTGTTTCTCTTAGTCTTGTTTGCAAAGAAACTGACCGCCGCATCACTGGCTTTTTGCTGGTAATCTCGTAAAACATAGCTCATAAGCCCTTTTCCTTTTTTAGTTTTTTATTTATTGCTTTATAGTATCTTATAAGCTGCTCATATTCAAAGTCACTCATTCTTGATGTACTGGCGGCTTTGACTTTAAGCATATTAAAAGCCTGTTGCCCGATTTTGGCAATCAAGTTCACTCTGTAACTTTCCAAATGGTCTGCTTTAAACCTGTTGCAGTGGCGGCATTCAGCATTACAATTCTTTTCGTCGTACCTTGTAGCAAGATGTGTCCTGCTGAAATAGTGTCCACAGTCAGCCTGTTCAAACGGCTTTATTTGTCCGCATGATATGCAGCGGAAATATCCGTTCGGCATACAATCACGAAGCCGGATGAAAAGGGAAAACTCTTTATCGAGCTTCGCCTTTAAATCCGGCTTCTTCTGTATTTTAATACCAGCCTTGTCGAATAATGGCAAAGGTTTTTCTTTCTTCTTTTTAGGCTTCTTGATATAGTACGGCATTATTTAAATCCCCATTCTTTTATATAATTAATATTATCAGGAAAGCCCTGTATTGGTTCAGGACTGAGGAATATCTTTTCGCTTTTCAATGGTGTGCCTCCCCATACTGTTACAGAGCATTCTTCATATTCTTCTTTAGAAACCTCACTTACATTAAAATGGGGTTGAAAACCATATCCCATTACGCTTTCCCCTAAGTAAGTACCAAACTTCTTTAAAGCCCATTGAAATGCGATTTCTTTACTGAATATTCCATTTTTAGAAAATACAGCCACATATATTTTATGCTGGAAATTTCCTGTTTCTGTCAAATCAGGATGGCATCTGATACAGAAATACTTAATACGTGAAAGTATTCTTTCAACAAAAGTCTCATGTTTTTCGCAATCTTCTTTCGTCAAGAACTCTTTTCCATCATTAGCGATGTAAACAGTCTTAGTTATTTTTTTCGTTTCCATATTCTTTATTTTGAGATTATTTGTGGACGCAGCGGGAATCGAACCCGCCCAACCATCATGGTTTTACTTGCCTCATATATTAGCTAATTCAATGAAGCAAGTTCATGGAGATATTGCGCAATTACTCCACTCTAAAGCACGTCCTGTGCTTGCGCCCGTATGCCCGTCTTTCCGGGCTGTCAATTATACTTCGATGATTACGATGTCAGGGGCTACACCTTTGATCGCTTCAATCTGTTCGTCAATCACCTTGTTCTTGTATTCTTCAATAGTCTCATTTGCACCTGCTGAGACCAAGGACAGAGAAACTTCTCGGCCATCAACATCTGCATAAATCTCAACTTCTATTTCTTCACAGGCAAAGCCCTTGAAAAGAGGAATATTGAGCTTGAACGATTTAGGAAGATTGGAATCTACGACCTGTGAATAATTGTCTGTCTTGCTTCCATTTTCTTCCTTGCTGCGCTCTATATCCTGATTAACCTTTGCCTTGAAGTTCTTCAAAGTGGACACAAGCATCATGTTCTCAGACTTATCCTTGAAGAAGGCACGATGCATCTTAAAAAACTGAGACAGCTTGATCGGTTCCCATTTCTTCTCGGTGTTGATGCCGAACTCCTGCATTTCTTTTGATGTTATCAGAAAGCCACAGACTTCAGTTTGATAGTAGTTGGTCTCATCAATGGTCAAAGCCAATCCCATCTTATCACGATTGACAATGATATTTGATGCTTGCTGATTAATTAGTCCAATGCGCTTTTCCAGCCATTTGAATGGTGCTTCAATGGTTCCGGCAATTGAAACTTTTTTAGGCTCTTTAGGATCAAGCGGTTTTGCAGCTTGTCCTTCTCTTAATACTACTTCGATAGGCGTACCATTATAGTCTTTCGGTACAATCAAATTGATTTTGTTCTCACTCATAATTAATTGTCTGTTCCTGTTTTACGGTTAATACTAAATACTGTTTTCTGCATTTCTTGTGGCATGATAGGGCGGCTATAAACCAATTCGCCCAGTCTGTTATAGAAGCCTGCCATTTTTTCGTCATGATAGAGAATCTTGGCGCATTCTTCATTGTCAACGAACTCAGTACCCCTTTTGATGTGGTCTAAAAGTTCTTGTTTTTCTTCGTTTAATGGTTTTAGGCGTTCTTTGAACTCTTGCATGGCTTCCTTTTTCTCTACTTCAATATCATTGATGGAGATAGAGACTTCTGCAAGCACTTCTTTCTTTTGTGCAAGTTCATCTGGCGTGAATCGATGTGTATATCCGATTTTCTCTATCGCGTCTGCATTATCTTGAAGAAACTGCCATCGTTCCTTCTCTGGAATGTCTTGTCCTAAAAATTTGTCCATAATCAAATAAACTCTTTATTGCGTTCAATTTCTTGTTGTGCAAAAATTAGCATCTGTTGTTCGTTGGCAGCAGGCAAGTATATTCCTGCGACGGATGAACTCCAGTTACGGAAGCGGTCAATGCTTAAAGTCATTTCGCTTGTGGTAAGCTCTGCTGAACTTCTCAGATAAGTTACCTCTTTGCCTTTTTTATTGACCGTCTTTCTCTCAAACAAATCACGGTTGCAAGTCCTTTTATAGAAGTCAATTTTGGCTTCGTCAAGGCTGCAACCGTACTCACTACCGAAATACCCTAAAAGAAGGTGCAGATAGCTGTTTTGTGCTAAAGTCCGGTTAGGATGTTTCTTTCTTAGTTCAACTACGGCACGCTCTTTGAACAGCTTATTTACATACGCCTTGAATTTGGGTACATCATATTCATTTTTTAAATTAAAAATACTCATGTCTAGAATGGTAAGTCATCTTTTGGGTTGCCGTTTGCATCCACTTCTGGAGGAAACTGTGGTGACATCGATGTTTGTTGGCTTATTGGTTGCTGCTGTGTCTGTGAAGCTGGCTGGATTGCCGGTTGGTGTGCCTGCCGCCTTGCTTCAAGTTTGTAGCATCTAATTGAAGTCATACGTCTAAGCTCGCCATCTTGGTTAGTCCAGGATCTACCTTGTAAAGCAAAAGAAACTGTTATAATATCGCCAATCTTGAACTGGTCCAATTCTGCGCATTTGTCACCTGAAACCTCTAGTGGCAGGATGTTTTCATACTCGCTGCGCTCGCCTGTATATGGATCATAGGTCGTTGCATCCAGCAGGAACTCACGCTTAAGAAATGGGCTGCCGCCGTTTTTGGAAGGTATCTGGATAATCTGGCTTATTCCAATTATACGCCCTGTAATCTGGTTACTCATCTTCAGCAAAAATTTTCTTGTCTGTTATCAAATCTCTGTTATCGTTCAAGAACCTGATAAACTCCTCGCAATGATCAGTAATAATAGGTATGTCACGTTCTGGTACAAATGTGTAGCTTTCTGTATAAGTGGATTTGAAGTCTGTGATGTTATACTCAAACGACCTGACATCATTACCATTCTGCATAAGACAGTACGGATAAATCATGTGCTGCCAGTGATCCTTGAACTTACCGACATAGTAACTGCCTGTTGTCTTTATATCGTGGACTGACATCGGTAAAAGTTCGTCTATGTAACCATATAGAAGTACATTACCAAAACACGTTGGCAAAATTGCCTCTACTCGTTGCTGAGTTAATGCGCCTTTATAATAGTCTGCGAACTCACGGCATAGAGAAATTGGAAAATCAAATTGACGGTTCTTATAGGTGGCTCTTAGTCCGATTATGGCCTGTCTGCCATCCTGCATGTCTGATAGTAGTCTTTCTACCTGAACCTTTTCTGATTTCCGATTTTCAATCATGCAGTCGACCACCTCATTGAAAGCCGTCCCCTTATCAGCTGCTTCGCTGTCGAACGGGACACGGTTTATTGTATCTATCAGGCGTTGGAACTGTAGATCTTTAAATTCGTCTGGGGTATGTGGGGGATTCTCACTGAATCCCCAATATTTGCCCCATACCACATCGCTTTTCAGATATCCGGTAAAGGTATCGAGAAGCGTTGCATAGAATTTGAATTTAGGCTGCTTTGTCTGCATAAGTCTTAGTTTCTTTATCGAATATAAGCCCAAGGGCATTTACCTTTGCAGAGAAAAGACGTCTTGCCATACTTAGAGAACTTCCAACATGTTCGAAGTTGTTTATCCTCGAAGCAAAGTCGTTGGCAGACTGTGCGTCCGTTATCATTTCTATATTATCTTTTATCTCTTCAATGACTTTGTCGTAGCGTGCACGCTCTTCTTTTTTAACCTGCAGCATGTTGAGATAAGGCATGATGACTTTTGTGCTTATAAAATCATTCTTTGCAGTCGGGTTGCCGTTTTTGTCTAGAATGCTTGGCACAAACATTACGCCCGGCAGGTTACAGGTGTTCTTGCCGTCGTTGCGTGATGTCGGATCGAACGTGACAGTACGTTTTTGTACACCGTTCTCGTTGCGCATCTCAAGATATCCGAGCAAGTCAAGTTCTGTAACGATTGAGTTGTATGATTTTTCACGCAAGGCAGGGATAAATACAGTGTCGTCTCCATCTTTTCTCGTGTCTCTGTGAGCTACAAATACCACGTTTTTGTTGAGCGACGAAAGCGTGCGTGTCATCCAAGAAAATTCGGCGTTGATGCCACCCCAGTCCCTGATTTGTGGCTGGCGTGTACCGCATTTATAGGTGATGATAAAATCCATCATCTTGCCGATTGTATCTACCACGATAGTCTGGTATGTAGATAAGTCTTCTTGCAATACCTGCTGGACATCCTGCCATGAACTTACCTGAACGATGTCAATACCATCCAAGTGAGCCATATTTACACGCTTCACACCATTGTCAAAGTCGAGTAGCAATGGTTTTGGTGCGCTTAATGCTACTGTCGTTTTTCCCATACCAGCTTGACCGTATATCATCATTTTTACTGTTGATGGGATTACTAATTCGTTTGATTTCTTAATAAGTGACATAATCCAAAAAATTAAATTGTTAATAGTATTTCTTTTGTTTCTTGTTCAATTCTGGTCTGGTCTATATATGGCATCTTGCCATTGTCATCAAGAGTGCATAATTCGACATCAATTATACGGCAATCAGAATTAGTCGGGATAAATCCGCCTGTGCCATTATAATAGTCGTCCTCTGTGTACCCGTCGACAGTCACATCAACTGTCAATATCAGCGTCTCGTCTTTCTTTTCGACTGACACTGCTGATATTCCGGCATTAGCGCAATCGGCACATTTGCGTGCCAAATCTGCGTAGTCGCGTTCGTAAAGTTTCATAATAAAATCTTATACCATATTTTATACAAGCTCTTGCCGTATTCGGCTGAGAACCATAGAAAAGCTACTGCTAAGGCAGTGGCATCGCCTGTATGGCAGGCATAAATAAATGCTATAATGTTTACAGCTAAAACCATCTTTTTCATATATTGATTATTTTTGATTATTCTACAATATCCTGCCGCGTCATCACGACGTAGCAGGCTAAGAAAAATATTCAGTTCTCAAGTAATTCTTAATAACTGCCTGTTATGTATTTCATCTTGTCGTGGCCGAGAGAGGACTCGAACCTCTAACCTCGCGGACCATTCCGCGGCTCTATACTTTGAGCTACCCGGCCTTTGCATGAACTTCACAGTGGATGCAGTCAAGAAAAATGATAAAAACTAGAAACTTATAAAATTGGTACCCTGTGCCCGGTTCTACCGTAGTCTCAATGGACAGCACAAGGTTATTGTAAAAGATAAAGCATCAGCCGAAATGGTCGCCCAAACCATGCCCTTTATAACCTTTTCCTTTAGGATGGACATATTGCGTAGCATTTAGCTAAATCTTAGATCTTCAGAAATTCACGGCATTATTGCCGTAAACACATAACTGGTAAACTCTTTAGTTACATGACACCTATTTTTTCATGCATGTCCAGTCATGATTTAAATTTTTGCGCTTTGTTACCGATTATATTTTTAGCCCTACTTGCGTCCTCGCATACGGCTATAGATTGTTAGTCTTGCCGTCTGCTTCGCTTTCGTATTTTTCAACATGTCAAAGAACGCCTGTCACGTGTGGTGCCGCCGCTCTCGCTGCGTGATGCGAGCCTTCAGCTCTCCCGGAACCTTCAATGCTAGCAGTTGTCCATCCACTCACGAAGCGCGCTTTCTTTGAACACATGTCGCTTGCCCTGCTTAACATGAGGTATTTCTGTTACCTTCTTATACAGCGTGTTCAGCGGCATGCCGAGCAGCTTGGCGGCTTCTTTGGCGTTCAGATACCGCTCAGGTGTAATCATTTGCGGCTTGAATCCGTTCTTTTCAAATAATTTGAACAGTTCTTCTGCTATCATGCGCGCTTCAGTTCTCGTCATATCACATACAAATTGAAATTAAATTGGCTTTCTTAAAGCATCTGTATTCTTGTCTTTCAGTGTCGAAGTAAACCTGAACGGTGTCGTTTCTCTTTCTGTTGTCACCGCTTGTGGCTGGTATCAGGTTTTCTTTCAGTGTGCCGTATGCCTCACGTATAGAACCGTCAACTTTCTGAAAGTAGAACTTCACGATTCTCAGTTTCATTGCTGCCTTCAGCTTCATGTTGGCCCAGGCCACCTTTAATGCTTCACTCATTGTAAAGCCATTTCGCTTTACGAACTGCCATGCAAGGCTCATAATATCGTGTAATACATTTCTTTTCATAATCGTGCTTTTTGATGTTAAAACTCTTTTACATAACCTTTCTCATAAGCCGTTTTGCGTATATGTTCAGCCAGCTCTGTATCTGTTACATAGTTTAGAGCAAACTTCACTGTGTTAGGTGCGACTTGGCAATCAGCGGCCAGTTTCTTTGCGCACCCATACTTCAATTCAATTTTTTTTCTCTGTGGCATCGTCGTTCTATTTTATTTGTGTATATTTGCAGTCAAACGTTATAGAAACGTTGCTGATTTATTAATTCTGTTGCAAATATAGATAATTATCTAATATAAAACAAATAATTATCTGTAATTTTATCGGTAAGTAGTTTATTTATAAACTGTCTAAATAATAAAAATTATGGAAGTGTCAGTAAAACAACGGCTTATACAATTTATAAAATACAAAGGGATTGGTCAAGGTAAATTTGAAAAGACTGTCGGATTATCAAATGGTTATATAAATCAACTTCGGCATTCGCCTAGTCCTCAAAAAATACAGATGATTATCGGTGCATATCCTGATCTTAATCAGTCATGGTTGCTGACAGGTGAAGGTGAAATGCTTAACTCAGTAAAGATAGATTCAGAACCTCAGATTAATTTTACTAAAGGTGTACCTTATTATAATGTCGATTTTATAGGTGGATTCGATATAGTACTTAATGACCAGACAATCAGTCCTGAATATTTGATTGATTTCAGGAAATACAACGAAGCTACATGTTGGTGTAATGTTACTGGGCATTCCATGGAACCAGAAATTACACATGGGGATATTATAGCATTGAAAAAAATTGAAGACAAGTCTTTTCTTCCATTGGGAGAAGTGTATGCGATAGTAACAACCAATGGAATGAGGACAATTAAAAGACTTGGTCCATCAAGTGATCCGAAATGTTATACATTAGTTCCTACGAATAAATCTCCAGAATATGGCATTCAGGAACTTCCTAAAGATATGATAGAACATATTTTCCAAGTCCTTGGATGTATGAAAAGACTATAATATATAATAATAAATTACGCAACAGCAACACCATTTAACCAAGAGACTTTGTGAGCAAATTTTTACAAATAAATATAAATAATTATGTCAAACTTCATTTTAATCATAATAATCATAGCGGGAGTATTGCAGATTGTGCTGTTCTTCAAAGTTTGGGTAATGACAAATGATGTCAGAAAAATTAGAGAGAAAATGGATGCGGATCTTGAAATAGATAGAATAGATAAAATGCGAATTGCATTATTAAGAGGTGACAAGCAGAAAGCCATAGAGATGCTTACGGACAAATTGGCAACAGAGTTGGTTAAGAAAAGCAGCGAGGATAATATATCACCAGAGGGTATAAAAATAATAAAGGAAAAGTATGCAGAGGAATTCGCTAAACTGGGTGTTGATGAATTGCCGATAAAGGATGTCTACACCCAAAAAGAAATTAATGGTCTTATGAGAAGGTTTTAATCATGAAATTCAACCAATACCTTTGGGGTTTGTACAAGAATTCTCTTGACGGTAAGTCGGCAATATCCGAATTTTCAGATAGGAAAGAGTGGGTTGAAGAAGAACGGCTGCTCGTGAAATATAATCCGAAAATCAAGGACGGCTTCAACTCGGAGATGATTTGCGGAATACTTGAGGATTTCTGGTGCTATAAAGTATCAGAACACGAAGGTATGGAATTAAAATCTCTAGATGATGCTGGAAAATTGTATGAGGAAATAATATCTACCGGATTGACGATTGAATCAGAAGAAATTCTAAAGATTGGTGACTTTAGCCGGATGCTTGAGTTTGTACCGTTCTTATCAATGGAGCTGAACTATCTGTTCGGAGAATATTTCTTCCCTTATATATACATTGACGAGTTCTGTCAGTTTACAAGACTTGCAGACTTCTTTGAAATCGAATTTCCTCCAATACCCCAAAAGGCTGATTATAAAGCCAGGTGCATGTATTATTGGGAGCTATGCATGGTATTCTATCGATTCAGAAAAGAGAATGAACTGACGCCAGCCGAGTTGAGTGCATTCATGTATGATTATGCTCCAAATCTTTTGGCAAAAGAAGATAAAACAGATATGCCAAAGCCATCGGCTGCGTGGTTTATCGGAGGGATTATTGAAGGATATGGGACACATTGGACTACAGGCTTATGGCAGTCCAATAAAGACACGAAGAAGGGAGATATTCTTATCCACTATGAGACTTCTCCTGTGAGTGCAATTACCTACTTGTGGATAGCACAAGTAGACGGTGTGATAGATCCGTTCTTTCATTATTATAGTAACACCTGTATAGGGGACAGGATCGAAATTCCACATATCTCTTTAAAGGAGTTGAAGTCCGACAGATATTTTTCAAACCATCCGCTTGTTAGGAAGAATTTCCAGGGGGTGAACGGTTGGTCTGCTACAGGAAAGGATTATGCGGAACTTATGAGGATGATAAAATCTAAAGGATTTGATACAAGTAAGCTGCCACAGATTTATACCCCTTCCTTGCCGAAAGGAATAATTGTTAAGAACGAAAGAGATGTTGAAGTGAATCTGCTGGAACCACTGCTGAACAATATGGGATGGCAAGAGAATAAAGACTATATCCGTCAGTTGCCAATCCATGCAGGTAGAGGCCACAGAATTTTCCCAGACTATGCGCTCCATTATAACAATAAGCCGGAAGAAGAAAACGCGAAGGTATTGATTGAAGCAAAATATTACATGAAAAACAATCAGGAGATAGAATTGGCATTTCTTCAGGCATTCTCTTATGCCAAACTTCTGCTGTCTTCTGTAATCGTATTATGTGATAAGGAATGCATTCTAGTGTATGAGAAAAATAAAGGTTTTAGTAGAGACCGATACACGAAATATTATTGGGAGGATATGAAGGATTCGGACCTGTATAATGAATTAAAAAGAAGATTAAGTATCTGATTTATTTTTTTATGTCAATTTGTTCTTGCGGTAGATGCTTATCCTGGAGCAAATATGCAGAAAGTTACCTTGAGGATGCCTTACGGGCCGGGCTTGACATAAAAGGAGTGAATATTGTTGATGTAAAGGATTGCCAAATCGGTGACGGATGGGTGACTGGTAAACGCATTGGAAGTGCTTATAATTAGCGTCTATATCAGCATATATTCTACCGGTGTTCTACCATAAATTTATTGTTGTCTGTATTATATTGATAGACAGTGGAATACAAAATAAATACAAGTTCCAACGGAATCACAGAAAAGGAGCATCATTTGATGCTCCTTTTTCTTTTTATCATAGATGTTTTTATTTGCTTTTATATTGATTGATGATACAACTTACTGACTGCATCATTTCTTTCTTATAAGTCTTGGCATTATTTTTTGCCATGAAAATGTATACATTAGATGTTTTGTTGAACTTTCCATATACCCTCGATATAAATATGTTTTGTCACCTCAAGTTTTATGTAAGCACTTAGGTCGTTTCATGCATGTTCAACAATGACTTCAACAGTTCTCATATCAAACACCTAAAACAATATTAACATCGACATTCAGTTTCCGGCTAATTTCACGGGCTACCTTCAATGTGGGCTTGCATTTACCGGAAATATAATCATTCAAAAGGGGAGGGGTAACACCTATCAATTTAGCCAATGTTTTTGGGGTAAGCCCCATTTCATGCATATGGAATTTGAGAACATCAGCAAGTGAGGGTGCTCTCAATGCAAAATGTTTTTCCGAATACTCTGCAACAAGATTAGAAAGTAGTTCCAATTCTATACTGTTCGGGTCATCGAGAGGTGTTTTGTCTGTTATCAGTGGAAGTAACTCTTCAACTCTTTGTACAGCCCTGTCATATTGATCTTTTGTTTCTATCTTTGTCAT